CAGTAGGATTCAGTAATAAAAAAGAAGAGAACAAAGCAGGACATGTTGGTAAATTAAGACCATTTATGGGATTAAATAAAAAAGAAGGGAAGGACCTTTTCAAGAAGTTTGGTAATACATTTAAGAGATACGTATGAGTGATATCAAAATAAGTTATAGAGAGAATATCGCAAAAGATATAGTCAAGGCGATTAAAGGAATTAAGTCAGTTCGTTATACATCCAGGGATGTTTTCGAAATTGACGAATTAAGTGAGGCACAGTTTCCTGCCGTGCTAGTTCAGACTGGTTCAGAAATAAAGACTGAATCTAGTATGGGTAATAGAATGGGAACAATAGAATATGTTTTAACTGGTTTCGTTAAAGGGAAGTATTTAGATACTGCTCGAAACAAATTAGCAGACGTATTGGAAGAAAAATTGTATGTAGATAGAACGCGGAATGCGTACGCTGTTGATACAATTGTAACGGAAGTCATTACTGATGAAGGTGTGATATTCCCAATGGGTGCTATTCAAATGATGGTAACCGTTGAATATATTCACCAGACAGGTGATTTAACAAAATCTTAAAGGAGATTTATTATGGCAGTTATAAAAGGTAAAGACGGAACAGTGGCATTAACAGGTAGTACTGCTATCGCAAATGTTACTTCATTTTCAATAACACAAGAGTCGGATACGTTAGAAACTTCAGCGATGGGGACAGGTGGTGATAAAACATTCGTTGGCTCATTAAAATCATGGAGTGGTTCAGTTGAATGCTTCTTAGATACATCAGCACAACATACATCGTTACCAGTTGGTTCAATTGTTGACTTAACACTTGATACTGATGGTTCTGGTAGTTCAGGCTCAGTATACTCAGGTGACGCAGTTATTACATCAGCAAATGTAACAGTTGGTGCAGCCGATATCGTGACAGTTAGTTTTGATTATCAAGGCACTGGTGCATTGACTATAGCGTAACATATAGGAGTTAATATGTCCGTATTAGTAAATGCGAAAAAACATTTTAAGAGTGTTATAGGTGACGAATTAATTTCTATGGATGTTGCTGAATGGGATAGTAAGATTTATTTTAAACCATCAGCAACATTAAAACAAACAGAAGTTATAGTCGCCTTGCATTCTGAAAATAAATTAGCAGAAGCAATGGCCAATGTTTTAATATTACGTTGTCTTAATGAAGATGGAAGTCGGATGTTTAAGGCAGTTGATATATATGACCTTATGAACTCAGTCGACCCATTGGTAATTACACGAGTCTCGTCAGAAATATTAGATTATGAACCCAGTGTGGAAGAAATAAAAAAAAAGTAGAAGAACCTGACCTTTACTTTAAGTTTCAATTGGCTGAGCATCTTAATATGACGCTCAATGACATTATGAATATGTCAAATACAGAATATCTAGGTTGGAGTACTTACTTTGACCTTAAAAATGAACGGAGCAAATAATGCCAAATTACACAGCAAACATAGAGATAAAGGCTCAAGATAAGGCTTCAGCATCAATAGATAAGTTATCCAAGAAGTTCGATCCACTTAATAGAAAAGCCAAGAATTTCGACAAGCATATGTCGAAAGCAGACAAGTCTATTAAGAAGTCAAGCAAGTCCATGAGTAAAATGACTAAGATGATAGGCTTAGCCGCTGTCGCCGCGTTGGCATTCAAAGGCATTAAGATGATCGGCAGCAAGATTAACGATATGGATGCATTGGCCAAATCGGCTAGAACAGCAGGAGCAATGGGAAGCAAGGCAGCATTCGAAGGCTGGCAGGTATTGAGAAATGCAATGGGTGAAGCGGGTATTGAAGCGGGTGTATTTGACCTAGCAATGCTTCAAACAACACAACGATTGCAGAAAGGCACAGAAGGACAGAAATCATTTGCGGCGATTACTGATAAACTTGGCAGTAGTATTAAAAAATCAAATGGTGAGTTAAAGTCCGGTCCCGAATTGATGAAAGCCATGATTAATGGTCTAAACAATGGAAAAATTTCAACAGAAGAATTCGCAAAAGTAGTTGGTGGTAAAGCAGGACCATTAATTCAAGCCCGATTTGCAAGTCTGAATAAAACAGCAGGAGCCTTAGAGGCAACATTAGAAGATGTTAGGGCACACTCAGATATAGTCTCGCCCACAGCAGCCAAAGCCGCTGAAAGATTCAACGACAATATAGGAAGACTAAAGAACTCATTTAGTTCTTTAGGTACAGGCGGAATTTCAAAAATAATGCCTTTACTTGCAAAACTTACTGATAAACTATTGAAAGTTTTGCCCCCTATTATAAAAAAGATATCATCTGCATTCGCGGCAGTAGGAGAAGTCCTAGGACCATTAGCAAGAGTATTACTTCCATTGATATGGAAGGCATTATGGCCTATTAGAACAGCATTCAAAGTACTGGGTTGGTATATTAAAACAATTATATTCCCAATATTCAAAGTTCTAATCAAAATCATAACAAAAGTTGCAGATATTTGTACCTTCTTCGCTGATAAGATTATAGGTGCATTCGAATCGATTGGAAACGTGATTAGTGCTATCACTGGTCCAATTAAGGGCCTCTGGGATCTGCTGCCCGATTGGGTTACAGGCAATAATAGTAATGATGTTAATGTAACTGCGAACAGGAGTATTACCCATGAAATAGTAAACGCCGCTAAGAAAGTCACGGCTAAGCCATCTCGATTTAAACAGACATCAATGCTTAATACGTCAACCTCTGGTACAAACTTAACTGTTAATGTCGCTAAATTAACTGTCGATGGTGCTGACCCAGTAGGAAATCAAAAAGAATTAGAAGTTTTGGTGGCAGGCATATCAGCCAAGGTGATGACAGGAGTTATCAGACAATCTCAACAATCAGGAGGGATATTAAGTTATGGCTAGTCAAAATTTACCATTATCAACACAATTATCTATAAGCACATCATACGCACAAACTGGTAGAACACGACTTATAGATTTCGGTGACGGATATGTACAAAGAACTCCATTAGGAATTAACAACAAAGTGCGTGAGGTTGTTGTAGTACACGAAAATCTTAGTCCAACTGATGCGGCGACAGTATTAACAGTCTACGACAGTGTACAAGCATCAGGTGATCCAATTGCTATTACAAGTAATGAATTATTAACAACTGATGGATTGTTTCATGTCTTGGAGGTTACCGTCGATATGGTAGATAATGACAAAAGAACAATAAGTGCAACTATGCGTGAGGTCTTTGATTTATAATGGCGAATCCAGAAACAGAGGTTCAGAAATTTGTAACTGAACCTATAATTGATTTAATTGAATTTGATTTCACATCAATACCCAATCGCACAGAACATGTGTATATAGCATCAAGTCTAGACTACGGTTCAGGTCCACAAACAGGACAACAAATTAAATTTACTTGGCAGGGTCATTCTTTTGAACATATAGACTTTCAAACGTCTGGATTATCCTCAAGTTTAACGGGGGGAATTTCAGAACCTGGTTTAACTGTTTCAGCAGACTTGTTATTCTCATTAGCATCCTGGCCTAATCTGTCATTAATAGAATATCGTGGTGTCATAGTTAAACGTAGACGAGTATTTAAAACGTCACAGGATGCAGTTCAACCAGAAACTTATTATATTAAAAAAGTTGCAACTTTTGATGCTAGTATAATTACCTTTGTATTAACACCTAGTCGTAGTTTTGAACGTCAGTCCAGACCAAGCGCCCGTAAACTGGAGATATAATTATGGCTAAAGATTACGGAAGAAGAACAAAAAATAAATCCCAACAGAATGCACGTCCATTCAATAAATCCCATGGTTCAGCGATGGATTTATCACAATACAATAAAACTGTATTGGTCCAAAGCATACAAGCAAGTTCTGTAAGAGGTGCCATTGACCATCACGGCGCTCAGACTATATTTTCAACAAATTCGAATAGTCAAAACACAACAATTACAAACAATAAACCTATCACGTATGATGGCATTGAAATGGGTAACCAAACTGAAGTTGGAATCATTCCCATTGTATATGGACACGTTGGTATGGCAGGTACACAGTTCAACAAAGGACAGACAGTAAGTGATGTTGATTCTGAAAAAACACGACTGACTATTAAAGTACCGATATCGGAAGGTCCAATTGTTGGTCTTTCTCATCAAGCATCGGGTACTGTAATAACTAATAGCAATATCTATATTACACCAGAATTAGATAATCCACAGCACGCCAAAGCAGTTATTATCAATCGAATAAACGTAGTTGATCCATTGGATGACAAAGCAAAATTCGAAGATATCGAATTAAAATTAACAAAAGGTGATGGTACAACAGCAACATATCAGTCGTTTACAATAACTGACATTGAACCTATTATAACAGAGCCAGTAACAGGCGCAGATGTTCCTTTAGAATTAGAGAAGTCTGTTCGTGAATTAAACGATTTAACTGATGTGTCAGCAACAGATAAAGGTCCTGATTCGATTATATACTGGAATTCAGACAACGGAAAATGGGAATCAAAGTCTTTAGCCATTTTACTACAAGATGTTAATTTAACATCTACTGGCGGAACTGGCGGAACTGGCGGTGGTGGTGGTGATGCGGGAGATGGCGGTACTGGCGGTACTGGCGGGGTTGGTTCATTCAGTGAAGCAATATATTATACTCAATGGAATCCACCACCATCAGCAGTACGAGTTGTTTATAGTGGAAGCGGTGCAATAGTAAATGAAAGCGATGTAGTTACAACTACAACATTTACTGACCCGCCAATATTAACAGCCGCTGTGACATCTGATGGAGCACCATTAAGAAATATAGACC